ACACCACCAAAGGCAGCACCAGTTGCGCCGCCCACAAGAGCACCACCTGCTATAGCAGAAACAACCCTGAGAGTCTGTGGGTCGATTGAGTTTATTGCTTTAACCATGTCGGTCAAAAGGTCAACAACTGGACCAAGGGCGATAGCAAAGCTTTCTTGAAGCTTGGTTAGTTCTTTTGTCAGGTTTGTAAAGCTTTTCATAGCTTTCGCGTTTTGTGATATCTTTGACTGCCTTTCATCCAAAACTTGTGTCAAGCTTTTTCCTTGTTTGTTTGCGTCTACAATGTCTCTTGCAAGTTTTGCTGCCTCTGCTTCTGAGATGCCAAACTGAGATAATGTTTGGTTAAAACCTCGAAGCTTGGCTGGGCTTTGTAAGAATGTTTCATCCAGCGCAGGACCAATTTGAGTTAGGAAATATCTAAATGCTTCGCCTGGACCTTTGGTTCCGTCGTTCATCATCATAAACATTTTTTGTCCATCGATGACGTTTCTCTGGAAAACAAGGTTTAGTTCGTTCGCGTTATTAATAGCGTCTGGGAAGAACTCAAAGCTTTTGCCAAGCCCAACAATGCCCTTGGAGCTAATTCTTGCTGCACCAGCAAGCTGTGACACCTCTAGAGCCACCTTGCCTGCGTTACCACCGAATGATGTTAGTGAGTCAGACATTTCTGTTATGTCTTTTATTACAGAATCCGATGACAAACCAAAAGTTCTCGCCATCTTGACGGCTTCTTTTTCCAGTTTCTTGATCTCGTTTACCGAGTCCTTACCCATTATTTTACCGAACTTACCAAAGAGTTCAGCAGTTGTTTGCGTTTCGACCCCAACACCAACCATTTCGCTGGCAAATAAAGCCAACTCAGGTCTTGCGGTGGCAATATTACCAAACATTCCCTGTGTGGCTCTTTGAAGTTCGGCGGCTGCTTTACCCAGCCCTACAAAACTTACATTTGCGTCGTTGCTGTTTTGAGCCATTTTTAGAAGATTGTCCAGTTCTCCTGTTTCTTGAATTAAACCAAACTGTCTGCCAAGCTCGTCACCGAGTTCTTGTGAATCTTTAAACGCTTTTGCTGTTGCTTCTCCAAACTTTTGAAAAATGGCGATGCCTGCGGCACCGGCAAGGTTTGCTGCTTTAAGTTTAAGAGCCTGTTTACTCAAGCCTTTTGAAAACAGGTCTGTGACCTTTAGTCCTCGACCTTTTACTTTCGTATATTGCTGACTAAGCTTATTAAGACGACCAAAAGAGTTTTCGCCGGTCTTAATACCAGTAAATGCTTGAAACAAACTGCCGCCAAAATCGCTAAACCCGTCTGTGACTTCTTTTGTTGCTTTTTTTAAGTCTTCTTCGGCTTTGGTAAGGTCTTTGACAACTTTTACCGCTTTTCTCTGTTGTATTATGGCTTCTTTTAATGTTTCAGCGTTTCGACCTAGCTCGTCAGTGCCGTTCGCTATGGCTTGCTTTAAGTCTTTTTCAAGTTGAATAAGCTCTTTTTCTGTGTCAGAAAGCTCTTGGTATTCTAACTTTGTTTCTTCAAGTGCTTCGTTATACTTCTTTTGCTCTTCGGTTAATTTTTTAGCTTGTTCCTCTTGAGCGGTAAGACTATCAGTGAATTGCTTTATTACAGAGGTTAACTCTGGAATTCCCTGACTAATTGCTTTTATCTCTTTTAACGAAACGCGAGCCATAGTTTTTTATTTATCCTATCATCCACTTCATGCCTGTGGTTTTTTCAAACCCCTGCACGGCTTTATCAAGGTGGATTTTACTTTTGTAAGTGTTTGGGTTATCGAGACCGTATTTCTTTACAGCGTCCATGTACTTTCTTTCACCCTTTAGAGCACGAGTGAAAGAAGAGACTTCACTTTGACTTCCTCTGATTTTTACTGGGATGCCGAAGTTGCTGCCAAAACCCATCATACCGAGTAGGACTTTAATTGCGCCACCCATTGCGGCGGTCTGTGAAAAAAGAAACTCATTGAGTTGTTCTTCGTTTAGTTCGCTTTTCTTTTTTCTAATCTCGTCAAAGTCAATGACGATTTCCTTCATGTCGTACATAGTGTGCGCCTCCTGCTAAATAAATAGTCCATAAATAGAAAACCAAGACCTAAGCCTTGGTAAACTATTTTTTGAATTGTTTTGCTTCTTCTTCTTTTGCGTTTACAAGTTGGTCATAAAACCAGTTTCTTAGCTGAACCGGCAAGGAGTATGCTTCAAAGAAACTCCAGTTGCCATACATTTTCATTTGAAAAAACTTTGTATAGACTGCTTCCAAATATTCGTTATTCAGACCAAAAAAAGTTGGCAGTGACGGGCACCTCCATACCCTGTTCGTGTCCGCAATGACTACATTGAAAGTTGAAACTCATGTCAACATCTGGGTTAACTGCCTTATAAGCCTTTCTTAAAAAACGAGAATCAAAAGCTGGCATTGAACTGGCAAACGAGCTTATCACACTAGGGTCTGGGTCTCCGTTGACTGAAACTATCATTCTGGAGTATTGGTTTGCTAGTGGTCGCTCAATACCATATTTCTTTTGTTTTCTATTTGCTTCGGCAACATATTTTTCATCATTGCCATCCATTAGCCTTAGCTCAACTTTAGCTTTTGTTCTTGGGAGTTCAACTACAAATGTGCCTGCTTCTGTGGTTTCAACAGATGAGTTAAGACCCTTTACCCCTAGTTGAGAAAGGTCAATAATCTCTTGTTTTGGCGTTGAACATGCAGGACAAGAAACATTTATTTCATGGTCCTCCCCATATCCATCGATACGAAGAGCAACTAGAATAGCGTTCTTATCACCTGTTAGTAATGTTGATGGGTCAAGTTTCTGGTCTACTAAAACAGACTTGATAAGTCTGTCCACCACTTCGCCTGATTGAAGAATGGATTCATTTGTTAATATTTCTTCTTGGCGTGTGGTCATAGCCTTCACCTCTACGGTTTCTTTGTCGTAGAGGGGATGACCTTGTGGATAAAACTTTCCCTCGGAAGGTAATTTTACTAATGTTGTGGGTGGTGAATAAGTCGCTTGCTGTTCTGGTATTTCAGTTGTTGTAATATTTGGTTGATTTATTCTTTCAGCATTCCGTGACATTTATACCTCTTATGCACCCGTGATCTCAGCCCAATCGTAAGCGATGGTTAGGCTGAGTTCAACGAGTTCTTCTGATGCGTAATCAAAGCTACCCCAATCTACACTAACAATGATAGGGTTGTTAAGTGTCCAAGTTTCAACTGGGTCGCCAGCAGCGTTTAGGGCTTGAATTTTGATATCGCCAATGGCATCAGCAAAAGATTTCTTTGTGAAACTTTGCTTCATTGTCTTATCTTCTGGACCCTTTACTGGTGGATAGTAGCCAGCCTCTCTTAGTAGGGAGTAGAGTTGTTGGGAAGCATCGGGGGTTAGGGGATCTTTGAGAGTAACTGTGATATCATTCCACTTAGCACGTCCTGGGAACTTGAATGAGTGGTTGATATACTGGTGTTCAACTGTGCTCACTTCCACTGTTGGACGTGTGACGTTTGACACAACCCAGCTTGGTAGTTGGTCTTGTTGACCTTTCTTACCAAAGCTAAATAAGAAACGGTGTTGTCTTTTTGGCTGTGAATTTTTGCTTCCCCAAAAGGTTGTCTGTGTCATTAGTTATTCTCTCCCTTAGTCTTCAAATGAAGCCCCTGAGTTTGTGATAAAGAAGTCTACCGCGATAAACTCGATAGCTCTTGTTGGCTTAATAAATAGTTTAGCGTATAGAATATTTTGGTCAATGAGGTCAGGGGTTGTTGTTGTCTCATCGAGAACCAATCTGTACTCATCAATACCGAACTGTTGTTGCACGTCGAGCAAGAATGGGTTAGCTTCTGAGAGGAAGCGGTTCCATGTGTCTTGAACGTTTGGCTCAAACAAGAAGTTGGAGGCAATCTGTGAGAGACCTTGCTTGACGTAGATAAGCATTCTGCGAACGTTGATGCGATCGAGTGCGCTTCTGTCGGCTTGTAGGGTCTTCTGACCGAACACTACAACACCCTCGTTGGGGAATGTAGCGATTGGGTTGATGCCCACCTCGTAAAGCTTATCACGGTCTTTAGAGGTTAGTTTCTCTGTGGCGCTTAGAACTGGGATGCCAGTTGCGTCACTTGATAGACCGCCTCGTGTGAAGCCTGCTGGTGCAAACCATGGACCACGGTCAAAGTCTGTTTTGGACATAACGCCAAGTGCGACTACTGATGGTGGTAGGTAAACAACCTTGTTGTTCTCATCGTCTAGGGCTTGTACCCATGGGTAGTAAGCGCAGCCGAATGAAGAGTCAAGCTGACGGTCAATAAATGTTTCTACTGCATCCTCAACATCACCAATGGTGTCGTTGGCGTTTGGAGCAGCAGCCTGTGTTGCTGTGCGCTCTGGTGGTGGAACGAATGCCTTCTCGATATCGATAATGGCTAGTGCATCACCACGGTCTTCGCAGCGCTCTACGAGACGCTTTGTGAGACCAGCGTTCTTTAGACCTGGGACTGTAGCCAAGTTGAAAGAAATTTGCTCTGGGTCTGATAGAAGGTCAATAGCTCTTTGTACTGAGTAGTAAGCGTAGTTATCGCTACTGTTTGAAGAGAGGAGACCTTCACGAAGGATTGGTTCTTTCTCTTTGATGGTGAAACCATCTGAACCACCGTTGAGTACGGTTGTGAACTGAGCAACGCCACGGTCGATAAGAGTCTTGTAGCTTGAGCCTGCTTTTGATGTTACAGAAGCACCGGCTACTCTGTTGCCTGCGGCGTAGGAGCTTTGCTGGACTCTGTTTCCTGAGAATGAAGCGGAAACATCATCAAGCGAGAATACCCATGAGAACTCGGTTAGACCATCCACTTCGTTTGCAGCGGAGTTTTCTTCGCTGTTTGGGTCAGCCAAGAGGCTTCTTGGTCTTGGTCTAATGATATCTAGGATATCTTCTGCGAACTGTGCGTTTGCTGTTGTCTTGCCGGTGTAGGCACCGTAGAAGACTGATGTTGGGTCAAGACCACCACCGTCTGTGTTGGCGGCTCTTAGTGGAACTTGTGGGAAGTTGAAGCGAAGTTCAGCGTCTTGACCAGTAAGAATGTACTGTGTTGTGAGGGCAGCTTGTGGTCCACCTGTCACAGAGCCCGAACCTGCAATAAATGGTGTTACGGTTGAACCCAGAATATCGGTAAAGCCGTTTGAAGATGAAAGGTAGTTTACATTCTCGTAACGGATGGGACCGAACACACCGAAGGGTAGAAGTTCTGTTGGTGTTGTACCAGCCTCTACTTCTTCTTTCATCTCAACGTAAACAAACTTTGATTGGTTGTCGTATTGACCGAGGTCTCGGCTTATTCTTCTAACGTTGTCGTAAATGACTCTTCTATCGCCAACCTTTCTTGCGAGGTAGTTTGGTGATGATGGGTCGAGGTTGCAGTTGCTGAAACGCTCGACAACTTCAACTGTGTTGTCTGTGTCGTCTAGCTTGCGAAGAACTAGGTCGAATGAACCGTATGAACCGGAGATGCGACCGTAGCGCATGTTTGTGATGGAAACTTTTAGGTTATCTTGAACCCACTTGCCACCGTCACGAGCACGGAGTCTAAACAACTTTTGCATGTCCTCTGGGTCGTATGAAGCGGTGTTCTCGTTAAGGTCTTGTGCGATGAACCAGCCTGTCTCAGCTTTTTGTGATGGGAACTGGAAGTTCTCACCGCTCTCAGCACCTGAACCTGTTGAGGCGAGCTTTACAATGACACCCATGTAGGAGGTGCCAGAAATGCTGTCTAGGCTCTCTTCAAAAGTTTCACCCAAGAAGTATTTCTTGTAGGTGGTTGAACTTGCAGCGTAAATATTGCTGTTTGTTCTGATCGCGTCTGTGTTTAGAACGTTGCGAATGTATTTCTTTGAATTGGGGTTAAAGTTGAAAACGTATGAGCCTGTTGTTTCACCATCAGAAGCACGAGCAACTTCGCCTTCGATGACCAACTTGAACTCAGCGTTTTTTGCGCTTGTGCCAGCGAGGGCATCAATAAGAGTAGCGTTAAGCTGGTTGGCGCTTTCTTCATAATCGGCAGTATTGCCTGCGAGTTGGATTGTGGCACCATCTTCTCTATAAATAATAGCAGCAAGAGTACCTGTGTGCAAGCCAGTTGATGAGGAGCCGAACAGGAAGAATCCTAGAGCTTCCTCTGACTTCCATCCTGCGCGGTCAGATGTGCTTGAAGCGTCGGGGTCTTGTTTTCCGAGAAGTCTAATGAATGTCAGTGAACCGTTGTTTCTCAACCAAGCTTTTGCAGCGTAAGCGCCGTAAGCTGTACCTGCCTTTCCACCGTCTCTCCAGGCATCTCTAGCCGATTCTTGTGAAAAGGGTTCACCAAATGTTTGAACGAACTCTGAAAATGAAGTAACTGTTACGGGTCTCATGCCTGGACCACGTTCTGAGCGACCGATAACCACTGGACCAACAGGAACGGGTGTATCGGGTAGTTGTGATTGGTCAATCTCCTTGATGAAAACACCAGGGGACACAAACTTGAATCTTCTTTCTGACATATTGTATTTCTCCTAAGAAAAACTTCCTAATAAATAGTGTTATGGTGGGTCAAACACCTACTCAATAAAAAATGTCTCTTCTTTCTTGAAACGTATCTTGACCGCATTCTCTCTGACAGCAACGGTTTGTTGTTCTTGGTTGATGCCTTCCCCTATTAAAAAGCCTTCCACTCGGATTTCAATATCAGTTTCAAATCTTCTTTCTTCCTCTCCCAAGGTTGCAAGGTTATTGCTTTGGGCAAAGTCTTGCGAAACAAAACCTTCATATGAGTTGTTTTCGTCTCCGAGGTCGAAAGAGTAAGCATTACCAAAACGGTTCATAAATGGAGTAACAAGGTCATTCATATGAGTTTGATACTCAGCCACCAGTTTTACACCATATGTGACGTGAACCCAAGTTGGTGTTGGAATAGAGGAAAACTCGTAAACAACTCGCTTTGTTTTGAAACGAGAGTTTTTGTCTCCTCTTACTCTTAGGGAGTCAGCGTTAGCAAAATTCTTTGTTTTATCGGCTTGGATATTTTTGCCAACTAAAAAGTTGTTTCTTCTTCTGTCCGAGTTGTTGTAAACATTGTTGCCGAATGGTCCCATTCTGGACGGGTCTTTTTGAACATTTGTTCTTTCAATAGTGATAAGTGGGAGGATAAGTGTCTCACTTCCATCTCTGGCTTCTTTGGACTTTTTTATTTGATATGCTCTCTCTGCACCAGCCCAAATAACAGGAACTTTTCTTGTTTCGTTATTTGCTCTGACGTGTAGGTCGAGTTGTTCATCTACCCAGCGGTAAAAAGCTGCATCTATTGTTTCTAAGGTAGAAGGAGTGTATGCTCTTGTTTCAGTTGCCATCGAATAAACCTTCCCTTGCTTTTATACACTCTGCTGTGGTTTCGTATTTTTGCCCTTCTTGACCAAACAATCTTTTTGCGCCAATG